TAACGGTAAACCAATTAATCGAAATAATCTTACTAAAAAACAGCAAAATGAGTTGGATATATTCCTAAAATATAAACAGAAGGAAGCAACTGAACTCCTAAAAAAGACACAGGGAAAAGCAAACAATGCATTTGATAAAATAATACAAACACCTAAATCAAGAAAAACTAATAATAAATTAAAAATCAAAAAGAATTGATAGTGAGGCATTATTATGAACAATAAGCGTTTAAAGGAGGCAAGGAAGTGGAAGGATAACTATATTAGAGATGTTGTTGGTGTAGAACCTTGGGAGATTCCTACATACACACCTCCACTTGAGCATTGGCCAATACATCTAAGAGACCTTATAGATAAGGTTAATATAGAACCTAAAAATCCTCTTACTATCGCAGAACGTAAAAAGCCTATTACTATCGCTAGGATAATATCACCTGATACTTCTAAGGATCTTTTGATAAAAGCCACTATGCAAAGATACGGTAAAAAAGATGGTAAATATAAAAATCCAGATGAATTAAAAAAGACTTTATTACAGATAAAAGGTGCATAAGTAATAAACCGTGGCAGCCCGAAAGATCGTCCCTGCCACACGTTTATATATTATTTACTTAAAATGACCGTTACTACAGAATACGGTAAACAAAACATTTTTCCTAAAGAAACTACACCTATTATCATGAACCAAGAAGAAGTTAACGCAGCTCAATCTTTTGCAGAGCGTTTAAATGGACGAGCAGCTATGTTAGGATTTATTGCAGCTCTCGGAGCTTACGTAACAACTGGTCAAATTATTCCTGGAGTATTTTAAATGGCTACAGCCACACTATCTAGTCCAACAAGAAGTTGGAATAAATTTTGTGACTGGGTAACAAGTACCGATAACCGCCTCTATGTGGGGTGGTTCGGTGTCTTAATGATTCCCGCACTATTAACCGCAGTAACTTGCTTTATACTCGCATTTATTGCTGCACCTCCTGTCGATATCGATGGGATTAGAGAGCCTGTTTCTGGCTCATTATTTTATGGAAACAACATTATATCTGGAGCTATTGTCCCTTCTAGCAATGCCATTGGTCTCCACTTCTATCCAATATGGGAGGCAGGTACGCTGGATGAATGGCTCTATAACGGTGGACCATATCAACTTATTGTCTTCCACTTCCTTATTGGGATCTCAGCTTATATGGGACGACAATGGGAACTTAGTTATAGACTAGGTGCTAGACCTTGGATTCCAATTGCATACTCAGCACCTTTATCAGCAGCTTTCGCTGTATTCTTGGTATATCCTTTTGGACAAGGAAGTTTCTCTGATGGTATGCCATTAGGGATATCAGGAACCTTTAACTTCATGTTTGTCTTTCAAGCAGAACATAATATACTTATGCATCCATTCCATATGTTAGGAGTTGCAGGAGTATTTGGTGGTGCTTTGTTCAGTGCTATGCACGGTTCATTAGTCACTAGTTCTCTTATACGAGAGACAACTGAAAACGAATCTCAAAACTATGGTTATAAGTTTGGTCAAGAAGAAGAGACATATAATATTGTCGCTGCTCATGGCTACTTTGGCCGATTAATTTTTCAATATGCGAGCTTTAATAATTCTCGTTCTCTTCATTTCTTTCTTGCTGCTTGGCCAGTGGTTGGCATATGGCTCACATCTATGGGAGTCTCAACTATGGCTTTTAACCTAAATGGGTTTAACTTTAATCAATCTATAGTTGATTCTAATGATAAGATTATCCCTACATGGGCTGATGTTATTAATAGAGCAAACCTTGGATTTGAAGTAATGCACGAAAGAAATGCTCATAACTTCCCCCTTGACCTTGCTTCTGCAGAGTCAACACCAGTAGCTCTTGTAGCTCCTGCACTTGGTTAGTTTTTCCTTAAGGAAATAATTATACCAATTAACAACTAATAAGAATCCTTTTAAAGGGATAGGAAATTCTTAGCCGCGTCCGTTCATTCCCTAACGGGAACGCATGACGCCACATCATGGAACGGGGGTGTGGACTTTATGGAGAAATCTAATGTCTTGTACAGAAAAGGTTCAATTAAAGTATCGCGGCATTCCGTACACAACCAATAAGTAATCAATTTTTAACAATGAAATCATTCGCCCTGGCACTCGCTTCTTTAACTCTTTCTGCACCTGTATTTGCAGGAGCTTATGTAACAGCAAATTCAGAATTTAACGGAACTGATAATGAATATCAGTCTTCTAAAATTCAAACACGTATTGGCTATGATTGGCAGTTCGATAATGTAACACCATATGTCGAAGCTGGTTTAGCTCGTTCCGCTTCTAACGGTGACGATGCTGATGGATTTGGCGTTTTTGAAGTAGGCTCTGGTCTACAAGTAACTGACAACTTAGGCTTAAATGCTAAAGTTGAAATTGAAAGAAACGAAGATGTAAACAGCTGGAAAGTAGCTGTAGGAAGTAAGTACAGATTCTAATGGCACACCAAACAACAGGCGGGTCTAATACAGCTTATGTAACTAATTACTCACCAGAAGCACATCACGACAAGCCAGAAGAACATGAAGAAGATACTGATCTTCCTGGATCTTTAGAAGAAGCCTTGATTGGTGAATAGTAGATTCAATTCATTATGGCTAGTAGTTTTAGGATTACTAGCCTTCTTTATTATGGTAGAAACACTACATGTTAACTATCATAGGTCAGAGACACCTCAATGTCGGATCTCTGACTAATTGGCTTTGGCCCTTACGAGGATACCCTTAGCCGTCTAGACGGTGGGATAGACCACACAAACAATTAAATAAATAGCGCAAAAAAAAAATTTCAGCTGAAGACATATATATTTTAAATTTTATCCAGATTAATGGCACATCAAACTACCAGTGGCTCTAACACAGCCCTGTTAACAGGTCCAGGTGCTGATAACGGTGTTATAGCAACTACCGCTAACCGTAGAGCCCTGTATCTCAAGCTTTTTTCTGGTGAGATGTTCAAAGGATTCCAACGCAATACAATTGCAAGGGATCTAGTTATGAAGCGTACCTTAAAGAACGGTAAGTCTTTACAGTTCATTTATACAGGACGTACAACTGCTGAGTATCATACACCAGGAAATTCAATATTAGGTAATAGTGACAGTGCACCTCCAGTTGCAGAGAAGACAATCACTTGTGATGACCTTCTCATCTCCAGTGCATTCGTCTATGAATTAGATGAAACTCTGGCTCATTATGACCTACGTGGAGAGATATCTAAAAAGATTGGATATGCTCTTGCAGAAAATTATGATAAGAAGATCTTCCGTGCAGTTACTAAGGCTGCTCGTAAAGCATCTCCTATCACAAAAGCTAACTATGTAGAACCAGGCGGAACACAAATCCGTGTTGGAACTAATGCTCAACTTTCTGATGCTTACAACTCTACATTCCTAGTAAACGCTTTCTATGATGCAGCTGCTGCACTAGACGAGAAAGGAGTAAGTGGTGAGGGTCGTGTTGGTGTACTTAACCCACGCCAATACTATGAACTAATTCAAGCTGTAGATGGTAATGGATTAGTTAACCGTGATCAGCAAGGTGACGCTAAACAGAAGGGTAATGGAATTATTGAAATTGCAGGTATCAAGATCTACAAGTCAATGAACATTCCTTTCTTTGGAAAGTATGGTACTATTTATGGTACAACTGCTGGAACAACAGACGCTAACGTAGCTGACCCAGGTAATTCTGGATCTTTCGTTGGTGATGCAATGGCAGACGAGCATAACATTACTGAAAATGATTATGGTCAAGCTGCTAAGTTTGCTAACTCTTGTGGTCTTATCTTCCAAAAAGAAGCTGCAGGTGTTGTCGAAGCTCTCGGTCCTCAAGTTCAAGTAACTTCAGGGGATGTATCAGTCATCTACCAAGGTGATGTTATCCTCGGACGTCTTGCTATGGGCGCAGACTATCTTAACCCAGCTGCTGCTGTTGAACTGTTCGCTGGAACAGGAACTAAGCCAACTGCATTCGGGTAAGTTCAAATCTTTCAACCAATATATGGGGAGTCTTAGGATTCCCCCCTTTTTTATTCATATTTTTTAACAATGCCTTTTCCTACCACTAACGCTACTGAAGAATTACCAGCAATTAATAGAATCCTGTCGTCATGTGGTCAAGCACCTGTAACCACACTCGATCAAACCAACCCAGACGTTGCGATTGCATACGATACATTATTACAGGTGTCAAGGGAAGTTCAGTCAGAAGGCTGGACATTTAACCAAGAATATCATTATGAATTAACACCTAATAGTGATGATGAGATTGTTATAGCAAATAATATGCTTCAAATTAAACTTACTGAAAATGCTGCAAATAAAGATTTTGATGCTATTAGAAGATCAGGTAAGTTATATGATAGACAGCATCATACTTATAAATGGACAGATCATGATACAATAGAAGTTGATATTGTATGGGAATTTGATTGGGTAGATCTCCCTAAACCAATACAAGATTTCATTGTTGCTAGATCTGCAGCTATTGTTTCTCAAAGAATTGTTGGTGATGCTAATCAATATAAAATATTACAACAACAAGAAGCTTATTCAAGAGCATTAGCTTTAGAATACGAAACACAACAAGGACAATACACCTTCTTTGGACACTCACAAGGACACCCTAATTATTATAATAGTTATCAACCTTTCCAAGCACTACAACGATAATGGCAGCAGTAACTCAACAAATTCAAAACTACCTTGGTGGGGTATCTAGACAATCAGATGATAAAAAATTCCCAGGCCAAGTAAAAGAATGCTTAAATGGCTATCCAGATCCTACATTTGGATTAACTAAACGACCAGGATTTAAATGGATAAAAAATCTAGCAACTGGTACTCCTAGTGATAGTTTAGGTAAATATACTAATGCTCACTGGTTTTATATTTCTAGAACTGCTGAAGAGAAATATATTGGATGTATAAAACTAGCAACTGGTGGAGGAGATGAAGGTATAGATATATGGAATGCTACTTCAGGTACACAATGTACGGTTATTTACGATGCTTCAGCATGGACAGCTAGTACTGCTTATGCTTTAAATGATGAAGTCAAGAATGGCAGTAATCAAATATATAAATGTATTTCTGCTGGAACTTCTGCAGGATCTGGAGGTCCAACAGGAACTTCTTCTTCTATAACTGATGGTGGAGTAACATGGCAATATATAAAAACATCTAATTCTTTAAGTTATTTAAGTGCTGCAAACCATGAAAATTATCATGTATTAACTGTACAAGATACTTCTATTATATCTAATAATCAAAAAACAGTTAGTAAGTTAGCTAATAACACATTTAATGGTTATAGACAAGCTACTCTTTTATTAGATGGTTCTGTACAAGGAGGTACAGATAATTATACTGTATCAATAAAAATTGGTAGTTCTACAAATACTGCTACATATAATTCAAGTGCTGGTGATACATATGAAGATGTATTAACTGGATTTAAAACTCAAATAGAGAATGAAAGTATTTCTAATTTAACAGTTACTAAATACCAAACACATCTACAATTAACTAAATCAGATGGATCTTTTAATGTAAGCGGACGTGGTGGTGTAACTAACACTAAATTAAAGATGTTTCAAGATCAAGCAGAAGCTATCACTGATTTACCAGCTCAGTCCTTCCATGATCATTCAGTAAAAATAATTAATACAACAAATCCTGAAGATAGTTATTATGTTAAATTTGTAGCAGATAACGGTGTAGATGGTGTAGGTCACTGGACAGAAACAATAGGTCACGAACAATCTCCAGGATTTGATGCGTCTACAATGCCTCATGAGTTACTTAACACAGCTTTAAATACATTTAAATTCCAACAGATTACATGGGATGAAAGGCAAGCAGGAGATGATACTACAAATGCATTCCCTAGTTTTGAATCAGCTGCGATTGAAAGATCTTTTTTCTATAATAATAGATTAGGATTTTTATCTGCTGATAATGTTATCCTTAGTCAAGCTGGTAAATTCTATAATTTCTTTAATACATCAGCACAGACAATAACAGATGCTGACCCAGTAGATTTAAGTTGTGCAACTATTAGACCAACTGCCTTACATTCAGTATTACCTACAGCACAGGGATTAGTATTATTCAGTCAGAATCAACAATTTTTGATGTCTTCTGCTGATGGTATTCTAAAACCAAGTAATACTATTGTTAGATCTATATCTAATTATGAAATGGATACAGTAGTAGATCCAGTAGATATGGGTACTAATATTAATTTTATAAGTAAAACAGCTGGATATACTAGAATCTTTGGTATGGTTACTAAAGGACAAGATGATAGTCCACAAGTATTAGATGTAGGAAAAGTAGTTAATGAGTGGGTTCCACCTACTATAGATACTTTAATAGCTAGTCCACAAAACCAATTCATAGCTTTATCTAGTCAATCATCTAGATATATGTATCTTTTTAGAACATATAGTGATGGAGATAAGAATATAATTGAATCATGGTTTAATTGGAAATTACCTGGTAACATACAGTTCATTAAAGTAGAGAATGATGACATGTATGCAATTACTACTCAAGGTACTGGTGCAAATACTCAGATTGTAATGTCTAAAGCTAATCTTAGTCAAAGTCCAGATGATGCTATACTTATCAGTAATGATGGTCAAAAGTTAAATCCATGTATGGATCTTTGGAGTTATGCAAGAAATAGTGATAACAATGCTACTGTTGCTTATGATGCTAGTAATGACTTTTCTAAGTGTTATATTCCATGGAATAATGTATCAGATTTAACACCAGTTGTATTAATTAGTGGTTCTACTTCTACTCAAAACTTTAGTGAATCTGGTTTTACTGTTACACCTGAAGTCATTACTGATGATGGTGATCCATATTATAAAGTACCTGGAAAAGATTTAACTAGTATATCTACTGTTAATCTTACAAGTAAAGGTTCAGGATATACATCAGCTCCTACTGTTGAATTTGCTGGAGGTGGAGGTAGCGGAGCAACAGCTACTACTACATTAGTATCAGGTTCAGTTGCTTCTATAACAATTACTGATAAAGGAACTGGATATACTTCAGCTCCTGATGTAAATTTAAGACCTAATAAAGGTGCTTGGGCTGTTTCTACAGCTTATGTGACTAATGATCAAGTCAGTAATAGTGGTAATATTTATACATTAACTAGTGGTAACCATACATCAACATCAGGAGCTCCTACACATACATCAGGAACACAAACTACTGGTGGTGGTGATTGGCAATATGCAGGTACTGTAGCAACTGCTACTGCTGTTGTATCTTCTGAATCAACTGTAGTTGGTTGGAAATATAATTTAGATATAACTTTACCTAAAACATACTTTAGACCTGATAGAAATACTACAGATTATACAGCTAATCTTTCTATTGCTAGAATGAAATTTGCTGTAGGATTATCAGGTAATATGAATTTCAAATTAAAATCTACAGGTGTTAGACAAGGTAAAAAAGAGTACACAGGAGATGGAACTACTACTACATTTTCTTGGATAGATGAAGATATAGATTATACTGATAGTAATCAAATTAAAGCTAAAGTTAATGGTATTGAAACTACTGATTTCACTGTTTCAGGAGATACACAAATAACATTTACTTATCCACCAGCTAATGGTGATACAGTTTTAATTTATCTAGATGAATGGTATAATTTAAATCCTTCAATTATAGCTAATTCATATTTAGCTAATGATATACCAGTTAAAAATCAATCAGTATTTTCAATTCCAATTCATCAAAGGACTGATAATTTTCAAATGAGAGTTTTTAATGATTCTCCTTTTCCAGTTGCATTAAATGGAATGTCATGGGAAGGTAATTATTCACCAAGATTCTATAGGAGGACTTAGTTATGGATCTATTAAATCTTGGTCTACAAGTAGGTATACCTTTATTAGGTAGTATATTTGGTGGTAGGAGACGAGAAAGAGCTGCTAGATCTGAAGCTGCCGCACAGAACCGAGCACTTGACTTAAAGTACGAGTATGATACACAAGTCTATGAGAATAGATTAAGAGTGCTTGAAAGAGATCATGCTTATGCTGCAGAATCACTTGCAGTTAGGAAACGAAATGACGATAATATTTATGGTTATAAAAGAACAGCGAATTTACAAAATTACTACCAACAATTACAGATAAGACATGCACAGCAGAGAAAGAATGAAGCTGCTTATGCAAAGTCTGATGAAGTATTTAATGCTAAATTAGGATTAAACGAAATGTCTGCAGCAGCAGCCATAGAAAGTCAATACCAAAGATTAGAAGAACTTGAAGATCAAGCGATGTTAGATCAAGGTGATATATACCTTGAAAAACTTCAAGCTGAAGGTTCGTTAAGAGCTTTAGGTAGGACTGGTAAAACTGCTGATAAACTAACACAATCTACTTTATTTCAATTAAGCCGTCAAGCAGATTTAATAAATGCAACTTTTGATAGTGAATTTGAGAATACTAAATCTTTAATGATGGAAATATTAAGAGATAAAGATGCAGCAGATCTATCTGCATATGCCAATAAAATGCTAGATCCAGGTGTCATACCTATGCCATTAGCACCTTTAGAAGCACCTCGTACTGTATGGCAAGATATCAAACCATTTGAAGAGTTTGATAAACCTGTAGCTCCTGTTAGAGGAGTACCTGTAGACCCTCAAATAGCTGTTAACAGAATTTGGGGTGAGACTATATCAGGTATAGCAGGTTCAGTCGGTAGCGCAATAGGAGATTATGATTGGTCTAATTTTAATAGAACCACTAATACAGGTGGTTCTACTCCTTCTAATGTCGGTAGTACCTCTAATTCAAATACAAACTCTAATCAGTTTAATCCAAATATTCCTTCTGATGCATTTCCTTATTGGAATCAAAATACTTTTTCTGGTGCATATGATTCTTGGAATCAAAGTATTCAAGGTACTAATGCATTTAATTATTGGGATCGAAGATGATACATAAAGATGATCGTATGATTACTATGAGATTATATGATAGTTGGAACTCAGATAGAGTCTTTCAAAGACCTGATATGACCACTTATGTCTGTCGAATACGTAAAGGCCAACCAAATTCATTCTATACTCCAGAAAGTCAACTTGAACTTAACTTAAAATATAATGGCTAACAAAAGAAGATTCAAACCCTCTCGTACGGCGATTGGGTTTAGACAACGAGGAGAAGGTCTAGGAGCTGCAGTAACACGATTACGAGAGCAAGCTAACATAGAAATTCAAGGTTTAAAAGATATACAAACTCAAACTCAAGCACAGGCAAAAGATTATCTAAATAGCTTATCAGACAAGTACCAAAATGAAGCTGATGTAAGAAGGATCCACCATGAATTAGAAGATCAAGTAGACAAAAATATAATAGAAAGTGCTCGTGTACGTGCAGATCAGGAGATAAAAGATGCAGAAAATGAAGCTCAAAGACATAGAACTGAAGCTGAATTTTGGAGAGATTTTTCACCTACATTATCTAAAAATCTAACAAAGTTAAGTACAGAAGGATTTAAAGTTGCTGATACTATAAGAGGTAATGCTTTACTTAATGAGTATTCTGCTACTAATGCTAATGCGCTTATCAATGAACTTGGTGAGAAGGAATCCCGTGCGTTAAAAAGAAGCATGAATATTGCGTTAGAATCAGGTAACTTAAAGGCAGCACAAGCTGCAGTTTTATTGGAAAAAACTTATAATAATAGTCAATTCAGTAATACTGTTGTAGATGATATTATAAATAATAAACAAGCTTGGATTGAAAAAGGTTTATCAGAAATACAAGATATACTAACATCACAAGGTAAGGAATTAACTTCTAGTAATATTCAAGTATTAATGAATACTTGGACTCATAGTCTTTTAAATAGACTTAAGGTTGGAAGGAATACAAATGCAGCTAAAAGACTACTAAGAGAATTTGCTAGTGTAGCTACGACTAAAAGAAATAACATGATCTATAGTGGTCGTGCTACTGAAACACAGCAACAAATAAAACAGCAATATAGTATAATAAGAAATTCAGACTCCAGTGATGAAGATAAACAAGAAGCTTATAAAAGTATACAGAATATATATGGAATAACTGGTACGTTCCGTGACGATAAAGGTAAGTACCATCAAGGTGGATATAATAAAGCTCAAGCTTTCATACAATTCGGTACTTTTGTTAAAGATAATTTTAGAAATCAATTCCAGACAATAGATGAATATAAAGAATTACTACGATCTATAAAAGTATCCGGTACTAATCAATATATGTATGAAAGACATACAGCTCATTATAATAAATTAGTAGAAGAATTCACAAAAAGTTATATTAACGACGATAAAAAACGAAAACAAGTTGTAGAAGCAGAAAAATCTCAAGCTGTAGTAAAAATGCGCGCTCTCTTCGACAAGCTAGATGGAAATGCGAAAACTGCTGCAGAAAAGAGTGAGGCATTTACGACATGGATGGAAGAAGTAAATAAGCTTCCAAAAAATCAACGAGATGAGGTCTTAAAGCAGGTACGTGGTTTTGACAAAGAGCATATTACTGTTATAGAACCGTTAATAACAATACAAGAATATCTTTCAGAAAAACATCCGGATTTTTCAGCTATAAAACAGGTACTAGCTTATACTGCAAAACATAACCCTAAGCACTACGATACATTAACCGATATCCTTTCAGAGGATGCTAGATTCTTAGCGTTACGATCAGGTAAACCTATAGATATAAAGCAAGTAATGAAAAACGTTGATAGTTTGCTTAAGAATGAAATAAAGACAGACGTATGGTCATCTATATTTAATCGGAATAACCAATTAAATACTCCAGAATATGATAGAGTTAAGGAGGAACTAATAGCAGATTATCTCGAAGTATTACATAGAAACTTATCACAATATGGCAAAGATAAACCGACTCCAGAACAGGTACAACAAGCAGAAAAAGAAGCTTGGGATTATGTCATAACCTCATTTAATAATGGACATCCTGACCAAGAACAAAAAAATCCTGAATTATATAACGCAAGTAAATATAAAAGAATTCAGACTAGTTCCGAGGATGATAAATCATTTAGATTCACAACATTCGATGATATAGGACATTCTCAACATCAAAAAGGATGGGTAGGATCAAATCTTGCTGCACTAAACTTAAAAGGTTATACCCATGAAATGGATGACTCTAATTTCAATCTTTTTACAGAAACTCTAGGAAAAGTTGATGTAGATAAACGACAACAAGTTGTAAAGGAAGTATTTAGTAGCCCAAACCTACTTTCAAAAGATGATATTAAAGCTTTAAAAGATTGGGATGCAAGAAAAGAAGCAATATATAAAAAGTTTTTGGACGAGCATCCAACGGAAGAAACACGAACGAGTATAATTCAAGGTAAACCACCTGCTAATGTAGATAAAAATAGAGAAATTTTCAATGGTCTAAGGGAACTACCTCCTCTTCCTCCCAGAATAAAAAAACTTCTAGAAATAGCAGATGGTGATTTTGGTCTTTTAGATACATTAGCTGAAAACCTTGAATTAAAACATTCACTATATCTTCCTACAGGAAAGGCGAATACTGACTACTTGAACCCTAAGTGTGACGTAAAGGACAACAGTAATCCTGGAGATATTATTGGTGTAGCAGCGTATTGTGTTGTAAATAGTAGAGGTGTAGTACCTCGATCCAAAAGTATAACAGAAAGTACAAGCCAAGCACTAGAAGCATTCGGTATACCTACTACAGGACCAATAAATATAAAGCAAATATCAACCGCTATAGACGAAGGAGTTTTGTATAGATTAAATCGAGAACAATCTGGTCAATTTATAAAATATTATGGGTCAGTATTTTCACAAGCAGGTATAGATACTGAAGATAAACCTACGAACAGAATTTTTTGGAGGTAATTAATGGAAGAAGAATTATCAACACAACAACTACAAGAAGGTCAACCTATAGATACTACTACTATTCCAGAAACCTTACCTGATCAAGAACCTGATTATACAAGTCAAGTTAAATACTACCCTGCTCCTAATGGAGGTAATATAGGATTAAGTACTGTTGATTTATCTATACCTGAAAATAAACAGGCTATGGAAGATGAATATAGAGAATGGTGGCAGTATGGTAAAGATAAAGCATTAGGTCTATTCCCTTATGTTGAGGGTGAAGCTAGAGATGAAAGAGAAGACTTAAGGGATAAATTCTATAATAAATATTATGGAATGTCTTATGATGAGTATAAAGAATACAAAGCACAAGATTTTAAAGAAAATGGAGGACTTTATCCAGCATCTAATAATGCAATAAATAATATAAGAGATAGCCTACAAACTTTATCTATACCAGGGTTATCTTACGCTGATTTTACTAATAATCTACTAGCTAATATAGTACCAGGTTATAATGAATTAGATAAAAGATGGGATGAAGTAACAGAACTTGATAATCCTATTAAACAAGGAGTAAGAGATATCCTTGCTGTTGTATTACCAGCTTATCATTCTGGTGCAGGTATAGATAAAGGTTTAGCTAAGATAGGTATTGATAAGTATCCACATCTAACACGAGCATTAGCTAGAGTAGGTCTACATGGCACTTCAGATGGACTGATTGCTGCTATGAGTGACTTTGCTGAAGAACCTACTGCTTCAACAGTTGTAGCTGAATTACTACCAGAATGGTTCGGACCTAAGGGTTATATACCACTTCCTGAAGCTTGGAAATGGAAAGCTTCTAATAGTACAGAAATGAATAAATTAGCTCATTTCTATGAAAACTTTGGGTTAGCTGCAATAACTAGTATTGTAGGTAGTTTTATAGACTTTAAGGCTTTTAAAGCTGGTGGTAATAGAACACCACTTGATACTATAATACCTTTAGATGAAGCCTCTAAACAATATAAACAACTTGAACTATTTAAGTTAACAACAGGTGATGATTTAGTAAGGTATCAACAGATACAAGAATTACTTAGTCGTAAAAATTTATTACCTGAAAACGAGAAGTTATTAATGGATGAATTAATGACTATTGAAAACAGTAAATTAGGTAGTAAAGCTACAGATCTAGAATCTAAAATACAAAGAAATGAAATAGTAAGTAGAGTAGAATCTGATTCAGCAGCTAGAAGAAAACTATCTCAACAAACTGTAGATCAACAATTAGAATTAAACCTAGATCCTGATATTACTCCTGGTCTTTTAGATGAAAGATCTGGAGCTAAGAGTATCACACCACCAGCAAATGTTGCTAGGAATATTATTGATACTACTACTATAAAAACAGGAAATACAACAGGGTTACCTGCACCAATTTTAACAGACTCTATGATTGAAAAAGGTCTTGGAATAGGGACAGGTTCTCGTGGAGCTGTTATGGGTGTAGCTGAAGAAACTAGAGATATTGGTAAATTCGATGCTATTGTAGAAGGTATTAGATATAGTAGTGAGCAAATGAATGCAGCAGCTCAAGATATCTATACAAGTATAATAGAACCAGCTGCAACATTAGATGATGTTAAAGCTTTATTTGTAGAAAATAGAGATGTTAAAAACTTTCTATTAGGTAAGTTTAAAGTAGAGGTATTCAGCGAAGAACAGGCTAGAGCAGCTGCATTTGCTCTTAGAGACCTAACAGACCAATTCTTAGGAGCAGACGTTAGAAGAGCTTCTGGAAGGGTTATGGACACGATAGGGAGAGAGTCTGCAAACTTAGGAGAAGCGATTCAAATAGGTGGTAGTTTTATCAATGATTCTAGAGCTATGGATCTTATTATTGATAAGATGCAATTCTTACTAGATGAATACGCTTTAAATAAATATGTATCTGGTTGGGCATTAAGAAATAAAAACTGGTGGAATGAAATAGCTCCAGGTTCATTAGATGAAGTTGTAGAAGAACTAACTAAAGATTTTACTGATACAGCAAATAGTATTTATACTAGAAACGCACAATTCATTGAATCACTTAAAGTTTTAAAAAATACTAAACCACATTTTGTAAGAGCTTTAATTGATGCTTATACTATGACCAATGGAGATGTAGTTAGTTTAAATTCTTTAAATAAATTTGCAGAATCTCAGATATCAGCTTTAGGAATATTAAAAACTCCTGATAGCAATTTATATAGATCAGAAATGAATCTTTTTGCTAAATCTCTTTATAGTGTTATGATGAATAACATCTTAAGTGGGTTATCAGCACCAAACGCTATGTTAGGAGCTGTCCATGGTCTAATTACTAAACCGATAACTGCATTATCAGGTCATGGTCTTCTAGGAGCAGTCACTGGTGATTTCCAAGGTTTTAAAAGAACTTTATATTATTATGGTTCTATATTTGAAACTAATCGTAGAGCTTTAGGACATGCTTTTACAGTTATGAAGAAGGCTCATAAAGATCCTGATTTAATGGTTAGATCCTATAGAAAAGATTTCCAGATTCAAAGTGATAGACGCTGGGATTTCATGGATGATATGGCTAAAGCATGGGAAAAAGAAGGGAATACAGGTAAGTTAATGCAGTATAATATGGCTAGAAATATGTATGACTTTAGTCGTAATCCAATTATGAGATTTGGTATGACTGGTCTAGTATTTCCTGATGCTTATACCGCAAGTATGACAGGTACTATGTTAAGTAGGACTAGAGCTTATGCAGATGCCATAGAAGAGTTAGGTTTCACTGATATTGAAGCATTAAAGGTAGCAGAACTTAGACATTATAAGCAATTATTTGATAAAGAGGGTTTAGTGAATGATGAAGTATTAAAGAATATAGCTGGTGAAATACAATTAAACTTAGATGATGGTTTATCAAATTGGATAAATAGAGGTGTTAATAATTACCCTCCTCTTAAACTATTTGCAATGTTCCCAAGAGCAAGTAGTAATTACATTAAAGCATCAGCATCTTGGACTCCGTTAAGTGCTATACCAAACTTCAATAGATATTCTAAAACTATTTATGCTAAGACTCAAGAAGAAATAGCTCAAGCTTTAGCAGAACATGGCATTGATATGGCTACAGAACCACATGCTATGACTTTATTTGAGAATCTACGAGCTGAATATTTAGGTAGATTGGTCTTTAGTACAACTTTAGTAGGTTCATTATGGCAATATGCTTTAGCAGGTAATATTAGAGGTAACGGTAATTATAGATCTGATATACGTATTAAAGAGAGAGATCAGTTTGGATATGAACCTAAAACTATTAATATAGCTGGTAGATGGGTCAGCTATAAAGGTTTATGGGGTGTAGAACAGGTATTAAGTATACTTGGTGATTTAGCTTATAACATAAATGACATAGATGAACCTCTCTTACAAAATTGGCATTCAAAACTAGCTTGGACACTTTCTGCTAGTTTCTTAAATGAATCTCCATTACAGGGATTTGAACCACTAATATCAATCCTTAATGGTGATATAAATGGATTTAATAGAATAACAGCTAATGTATTAAGATCAACAATACCTCTATCTGGTACAGCTGGTGTTTTAGCTAATGCTATAAGTAGTGCTCAGAAAGATATAGAAGGTGATGTAAAAAGTATTATAATGAATAGATTACCAGGATTAAATCTTTTACTAGCTGAAAGAATAGATTTTTGGACTGGAACTCCTGTTAATGATATAGATAATCCACTTTTAAGAATTCTTAATGCTGTTAGTCCAATTAAAGTTAGTGGTACTAAAGAACCATGGAGACAATTCTTACAAGATATTCAGTGGAATGGATACCATCGATTAAATAAACATTCTAGTGGTGCATATAGGTATACACCTGAAGATAGAGAAAAAATCTTAAAATATATGGGTGAAGATCAACTATATAAAGAGATAGAAAAATTAATGGAAGATAAAAAGTTACTACAATCAGTAGAAGATTTAAGACGTCATAGATCACAGAATGTTTTCCGAATCAATGAGCATCTAGACTTAGATAAAGACTTATTACCTATATATAGGATTATAGATAGAATTGTAAAAAATTCACAACAAAAAGCAGAGTTTAGATTAGAGATGGAGAAAAATAATGGTTTAATTGATACTATTAATTCTACACAGAGGTATGTAGACCAGCAAATGCGTCAAGGAAACGTACAAGATGCCGGAAAAGCTTTACAAAACTTTAAGGACAATACTACTAAACAAAAACTTCTAAATTTTGGAGGTTCAAGATAATAAATTATGGCAACAACAAAAGCAACTTATACGCAAAGTGGTAGTACTACTGTTGATTTCAGCATACCTTTTGCTTATTTGAAATCTAGTGATGTATCAGTATATGTAAATGGAGTTAAACAAACTGCATGGTCATTTCATAATGCTACAACTGTTAGATTTGATAGTGCTCCAACTGATGGAGCTAAAATCGAAATCTTTAGAATGACTGGAGTTGATACTTTATCAGCTACATTTTATGCAGGATCAGCTGTAAAATCTGAGGATTTAAACGATAATTTCAATCAAACATTATATAGAAGTCAAGAGATTGAAGATAGATTTGTTAGTACTGACTTAGCATCTACAATGGCTAGAGACCTTACAATGGGTGAAGATGCTGATATCATAATGGGTAAAGATAGTAATATTACATTTGAAGGTGCTACGGATAATGCACATCAGACTACATTAACAGTTGAAGATCCTACAGCTACTAGGACTATTACTTTACCTAATGTAACTGGTACAGTTGTTACTAGAGGTGATACAGGTTCTGTAGCTATAGGTATGATAGCAGCTGATGCTATAGATGGTACAAAAATTGCAGATGCTTCAATTAATTCTGAGCATTATGTTGATGGTAGCATTGATACTGCTCACATTGCCGACAGTCAGGTAACTAAAGCTAAAATAGCTGGAGATGCTATAGACGGTACTAAAATAGAAGATAATGCTGTTGATTCTGAACATTTAGCAGCTGATTCTATTGATGCTGAACATTATGCAGCTGGATCAGTAGATGCTACAGCATTAGCTACAAATGCAGTAACTACTGTTAAAATTACAGATGCTAATGTAACTACAGCTAAAATTAATGATAGTGCTGTAACTACAGCTAAAATTAATGCAGATGCTGTAGACGGTACTAAAATAGCTGATAATGCAATAGATTCTGAACATATTACAGCAGGTGCTGTTGATCTTGCCCATTTATCAGCTAACTCAGTAGACTCTTCTAAAATAGTGGATGGGTCCATTGTTAATGCTGATATTAGTGGATCTGCAGCAATAGCACATAGTAAACTTGCTAATGTAACAGATGGTCAAATACTTGTAGGAAATGGATCTAATGTACCTACTGCTGTAGCTGTATCAGGAGATGTAACAATATCTAATACAGGTGCTGTTACTATTGCTACTGGAGCTGTAGAACATGCAATGTTAGCAGGAGATGCAGTAGACGGTGATAATATAGCTGATGATTCTATTAACTCTGAACATTATGTAGATGGATCTATAGATACAGCACATATAGCTGACGATGCTATTACCTTAGCTAAATTAGCAGGTATTGCTAGGGGTAAAATAATATATGGTGATGCTAGTGGTAATCCAGCTGTACTAGCACCTGGCAGTAATGGTCAAGTATTGAAGTCAGATGGTACTGATATATCTTGGGGTACTGATTCTACAGGTGGTGGTGGTAGTGGTTCAACAGACCTAAGTGCTACTGCTAACGGTACTTCTTTAACTATTGAATCTAGTTCTGGTAATAACGTAAGTCTTCCAGCTGCTACTACTTCAGCTTGGGGAGTAATGAGTGATGAGGATAAAACCAAATTAGATGGAATAGAAACCTCAGCTACGGCTGATCAAACAGGAGCACAAATCAAGACTGCTTATGAAGCTGAATCAGATACTAATGCTTTTACAGATGCAGAGAAGACTAAATTATCTGGTATAGAAGCTTCAGCTACAGCTGATCAAACTGCTGCAGAAATAAGAACAGCAGTTGAAGCAGCTTCTGACAGTAATGTATTCACTGATGCTGATCACACTAAATTAAATGGAATTGAAGCTAGTGCAGACGTAACTGACGCAACAAATGTCGATGCAGCAGGTGCTGTAATGAACTCTGACCTTGATGGTAAGGGTGAATTATTAGTAGGTGATGGTTCAGGAGATCCAAGTGCTTTAGCTGTAGGTACAAATGGATATTTTTTAAAAGCTGATAGTAGTACTGCTACTGGATTAACTTGGGCTGCTTCAACTTCTGGTCTTATATTCAAAGCTCATATGGGTACGACTCAAGATATAAGTACGGCTACTGATACAACAGTTCAAATTAATACAGAAACATTTGATTCCGATTCAATGTATGATGCTGGTAATTATAAGTTTTCACCTTCTAGTTCAAATGGTTATTATAATTTATATGCAAAAGTTCATTTAGTTGTTGGTTCACAAGATCATTCAATCCAAGTATCAATAGTAAGAGAACCTGCAGGTGGAGGAAGTGATATTTATGAAGCTACAAGTTATGCATGGAATGACTCTTTTAGTTCTTCTACTGAAATGTCAGTAGAAGTATCAACTATAGTAAAAGTAGAAGCTGATGATAGTTTTTTTGTAGAAATCTGGCAAAATGCTGGTAGTACTAAAACAGTACAAGCAACTTTAAGAAAAACAACTTTCCAAGGATATTTTATTAGAGGAATATGATAACAGACGGTACTTTATATCTTAGATTAACTAAGATTCATCCATCTTTAACAGAAAAAGATTTTAACACTCATGAATCAGGTACAATTAAATTACAAAACATTGCTGATGGAAACGGTGATTTTATTGCATCATGGAATCACCCTTCATTAACTAGACCAACAGATGATGCTATCAAAGCAGTTACTATATCTGAAAGTGAATTGCAAAGTATTAAAGGTACATGATTCTATTAACTGATACCTATGGCAATACAGATAGGTGAACCTTTTGTTATACCAAGTATGAGTTTAGGTGATGCTCCGTTATTACCTCAACCTATATTTGATGTACCAAAAGGTCGGCTACCTGCTTATACGCCGTTAGTTGTCCCACCAAGTAATCTTCAACCTCCTCCTGGAATTGAGGGGGAAAATAAAGATCAAAAACCAAAACAATCAACAATACCAGAAATTAAAAATATAACATTACCTGGTACTGATATTGATATTCCCGTCCCAAGTAACGAAATACTTGTAACCGCTGGTACTACAGCTGCTGTCTCAGTAGCTGCCACCTTGACTGCCACGGCAATTTTTAAACATGTGGTTTCTGTTATGAAACCTGTTATTAAACAAATCGTCACTCGCATTCAAAAGAAATTAAATGGAAAAGGAAGAGACAAGAGAATGGCTGCATGATGCAGTAAAGATATTAATTTTATTTTGGAGTGGATGCTTACTCACATTATCATATATTGAGTTTCCACCTGATGGTAAAAAGATTTTAGATTTTGATCCTACTTTTATAGCTTCAGTGTTTTCAGCTTCAACAGCTTCACTAGGTTTATCAATTGGATCTCGTAATAATGGTAACGTTAAAAAAGACTCTACAAAATGAACAAACTAATTCTTCTTCTTTTAATTCTAGCACCAGCAGCTAAAGCAAATCAAATTACCCCATCCTTCACCCAAGGGTCGATGCAATCAACTACAACTACTACCCAAACTATTAATGAAACAGTTGATCAAAAAGTATACGGTGGAGAATATAACTCATGGGCTGGGACAAATATAACACCTTCAGCAGATTTCTCAACGTTTTCTCTGACAGATCCAGCAGAACCATTTCAGTTAGAAACAGTTTCCAGATCAACAACCGACGTGATAGAAACAATAGATATAGACAGAACTATCACAACAAACTCTACAACTACATCACTGTCCTTATTCTCTCAATAAGTTCACCTGTAGTCGCTAGTACAGAACCTGAAACAACAAATGTATCAAATCCTGTTGCTGCTGCAACTGGAAATGTGACCAATCAGGCGGTGCAATTCCAGAATAATGGAGCACCGTCTCGTCAATACTATGGACCTAATTCATCATGTAATGGATCTACAATGACATTCTCTCCATTTTATATGGGAAATGATACAGATCCAGAAGCTGATGAAAGTTATGTTATTAGCGAAAACTGGGGATTTCAACTTAACTTTATGATTCCCCTTGATCGAAAAGGTTTAAAACAATGTAGAACCATTGCTAAACGTCATGATCAAAAATTAAGATTGGAATATGAACTTACACGTGCAATTAAATGTGCAGAACTTCAACAAAAAGGTTTTACTTTAAGACCTAATAGTCGTATTGATTTTATGTGTAGTGATATAGTTCCAATTGTTTCACTTTTACCTAAAGAAGAATTAAAAGAATGAGTACTTTATCTGAAAAAATAGCAGCTTCTGAAGCAGAAGTACAATCTAAAGCATCACTAAAAGCTAAAACTAAACGTGATAATAAAGGACGTTATACTAAAAAATCTGAAACCACTAAATCCACTTAATACTAATGTTAATTATTAAACCCATCCTCTTTACATTTTTACAATCTGATTCAGTTAAGAAACTTGTAATACAGCTATTAGAAGCATATTCTAAATCTACTGATAATACAATTGATGATAAAGCAGTAGAATTAATTAAAAAAAACTTATTCCCTAAAAAATAGGTAACATCTGGAGAAAACTTAAATGGCTTATACTATCGATATGGAATCTGGAGCTCAAACTTCTACTATATCAGAAAGACACGAATTAAACAATAAAAGTCTTAAAAAGTCTAGTAAATCTAAAAGTAAAGGAAAGAAATAATTTAAATTTATGACCCCATTACTACCATCTCCCGAACATTATTTACAAAATCTAATAACCATGACAAGTCCTGATGCTAGACGTCTTTGGAGAAGAGCTATTAAAGAGCACTTTAATTGTTCATGTGTTTATTGCGGAAACAACTATGAAATTAATGAACTTACACTCGATCATGTCAAACCTAAGTGCTTTGGCGGAGAAGATCTTACGAGCAATCTTGTTCCTGCCTGCAAAGCGTGTAATCAAGGGAAAGGTAGTAGTCATTGGCTACGATGGATGCGAAAGACATTTGGATATAGACCTCAACGAGAACAACTAATCTTAACACATATAAAATAAAATGCAGAAAGCCACAGAAGACCAGTTTAATGAATTACATAGCCTTGTCACAACAGAATTTTTAAATAGAGTCAGAAGTGGCACTGCTACCACACAAGACTTAAAAGCCGCATGTGATTGGTTAAAAACAAATGATATAAGTGGGATTGCTCTAGAAGGTAGTCCTTTAGATAAATTAGCTAAAATTATTCCACAAGTAGATCCTGATCTAGTACAAAAGAGACTTTATGGCAAAAACATCAACAGAGCAGTATCGTACCAACGCTAAATCCCGTGCTAAGCATGTAAAGGATAATAGTCCTGGTGGGAAATATGCTCATTCAAAGAAATATAAAAGAGATCATGCATCGGCAAGATCTCGATTAAAGATTAGATCTTCTAATATGGATGCTTCTAAACAACCAGACGGTTCGTACAAAGCAGAGAGTCGGAAGACAAATCGTGGAAGAGGCGGAAGGTCTAGGAGGTAATAATGGAAACACTCCTGAATGAGAAAGAGCAGAAAGAACTTTATCCTGATAGCCATACTATTGGACAAGGTACTCCTAATAATGAACCAGAACCTACCTTTCAAGATTCACTAAATAATTATGAACAATTACTTATAAATAGAAAAAGATCTTTAAAACCAAAAGGGTACTCATTAATTAATGAATGGAACAAACGTGATCTAGGAGGAGCTCTTAATCAAAATATTAATCAATGGTTTGTAGATAAATGGGAAGGATTAGGACCAGATAATCAGCAATTAATACTAGATGGTATTGAAATTATAAAAGCAGCTAAGGTAGAAACTAAAGGTAATTGGACAGAGTATCCTGTAGAATCTACAATATGGCATACTGCTGATTTCTTAGGAGAAATATTAGGTCCAGTATATCAGTTTGGTACTGATTCTACTGCAAAGCTTGCTAATAGAATGCTTGGTATTAATGAAGATATAGTAAAAAAAGCTAATGTAATTAACCAGATTAGAACAGGTAAAGTGTTTCCATTTTTACCTACTAAAATACCTCAAATACCAGGAGTTAGTACACAAATCTTACCGGTAAATAAAGCATTACCACCTGCTACTAAAGTTATAAAACCAGTCCCTGGCTCAAATGCTAAAAATATTACAGCTCAAGCTATTATTGAAGATATCTTTAATATGGATGGCCCTGCTTTCACACAGGCTAAATTAGCTCATGAAACTTATGCTACTATAGCTAAGACGTATAAATTCCTTGTAGAAGGTGTACAACGTACAGCTCCATCAACAATTATACCTGGCCTAACAGAAAACCCTGCTTCTGTTTATGCATTAGCTTCGTTATATAAAGGTGATACATCTGGACTTAGTTGGAATTCTTTTGGATATGAAGGTAATCAAAGACCTACATTAATTAATAAAGAAACTACTGATGCTAATAAAGAATTAGTTGCTCTAGGTAATGAAAATACACAAGGTTTATATCAATTCTATGAAGAAGTAAATAAGTATGTAGCAAATAATTGGAATAGAATTAAAGATAGAAGAAACCCTTTAGAGCTTGTAAACGAAAGAGCTAATTTTAGATTTACTCATCCTATTACTGGTGAAACATTCTTACCTAAAATTATTAAAAAGAAAAACTTCTTTGGTAAGGTAAGTAGTGATCCTACTAAAGGCTACCGTATAAGTATGGAGTCTGAGCTTGGCAAATTTAGAAGATCACTAAAAGATCAATTCAGATCTAGCTGGCCTCAGAAATATGCTAGGACATGGAAAGATAAAGAAATATCAAGGATGAATAAAGTAGAAATTGATAAGTATAATAAACTTTACCAATTTCTTTCTACTAAAAGAGATGCATTAACTAAACAAATCGAAAGTTTATCAGGTAAATCAACTTCTATGACTTTTGGTAGTTCTGAGGTTGCTGGACTTAGAGACCAAAGAGAAGTTCTTAATGAAAGAATTGATCGACTTATTCATGGTGTTGTCTATGGAGAACATGGTTATGCAATAAGTAATAAAATCTGGAAAAGATTAAAAGATCTTGCATTACAAAGTGGTGTGACTTATACACCTAAATTTATAACTGGTGATGCTAAGAATTTTCATATAGTAGTAGAACCTGATAGAAATAATCGACCTATATTTGATACTAAAAATGCGTTTGATATGGTCGTAGAATCAGCAAAAGGACAATTAGAATATCCTGGTATAGTTATAAACTATAATCCTAATTTACATTTAACTTCAGACGGTAATCCTATTGAGGGTATTATCCGTATAGAAGATATTGATTCAATTAGTGTTGGTAACGATCCTAGATACCCTAGAGTCTTATCAGGTAAGACTATCCTTGAATATAATGTAAAAGTTAATGGGCCGCTAACTCAAGAAGGTGTGAGAGCATTCCTTGCTCGTAATGGAATACATCCTCAACCAGTAACTACTACACCTGCTCCTACAGAAGCAACTGAAATATCACCACATCCTAGTACACAAGATTTTAATCTTCAAAAATTCTTAAGTGATGTATTTGATTTAAGAGTTGATAATCCATTTAATCCTAGGCAACAAACTATGGATCTAAATGTACCTACAGTACCAGTAAATAAAAATACTAAACGTGGTCCTTACAAGAAGAAAGATACGAATATAAACCAAGGTGAGTTAGATATATGAATACCTTAACTGCCTTACAACAAGATTTTAAACTATTTCTACAAGCATTATGGTCCCAGCTTGACCTACCACCTCCAACCCGTGCTCAATATGCAATCGCAGACTATCTTCAAAATGGCCCTAAGCGTCTTCAAATCCAAGCTTTCCGTGGTGTTGGAAAAAGTTGGATCACAGGCGCCTTCGTCCTCTGGACTCTCTTTAACGATCCAGAAAGAAAAATTATGATTATCTCCGCCTCTAAGGAGAGGGCGGATAATATGTCGATCTTCTTACAAAAACTTATCATAGAAACACAATGGCTAAGTCATCTTCAACCCAAATCAGACGATTCCAGATGGTCCCGAATAAGTTTCGACGTAAACTGTTCGCCTCACCAAGCCCCAAGCGTAAAGTCAGTCGGAATAACTGGACAACTCACGGGAAGCCGAGCCGACCTTATGATCCTGGACGATATAGAAGTTCCAGGCAATTCTATGACCGAGTTAATGCGTGAAAAACTTTTACAACTTTGTACAGAAGCGGAATCTATCCTTACACCCAAAAATGATAGCCGTATTATGTATCTCGGGACTCCTCAGACTACTTTTACTGTTTATCGTAAGCTGGCAGAGCGTAACTACCGTCCGTTCGTTTGGCCAGCCCGATACCCAAGAAAAAATAAATTATCCCAGTATGAAGGCTTATTAGCTCCTCAAATACAAGAAGATTTAGATAATGGTGCTTTGGAATGGGATACTACAGATGATCGTTTTGATAATGATGATTTGATAGAACGTGAAGCATCTATGGGTAGAAGTAATTTCATGCTTCAATTTCAACTTGATACTTCCCTTAGTGATGCTGAAAAATTCCCTCTTAAAATGGCTGACTTGGTTGTTACCAGCGTCAACCCTGATACTGCTCCCGATAACGTCATTTGGTGCTCCGATCCCTCAAACGTCATTAGAAACCTCCCCACTGTCGGTCTCCCAGGAGATTATTTTTATTCTCCGATGCAATTATCTGGAGACTGGACTCCTTACTCCGAAACAATTTGCTCGGTTGACCCGTCGGGTCGAGGGACAGATGAAACGGCTGCCGCCTATATCTCTCAAAAAAACGGGTTTCTCTATTTACATGAAATGCGTTCCTACAGAGACGGATATAGCGACGCTACGTTACTCGACATCCTCAAAGGTTGTAGAAGATATAAAGTTACTAAATTGGTTCTTGAAACAAATTTCGGAGACGGAATAGTTTCTGAATTATTTAAAAAACATTTACAACAAACTAATCAATTCTTAGATATTGAAGAAATTAGAGCTAATGTACGGAAAGAAGACCGCATTATTGATAGCCTTGAACCTGTGCTTAATCAGCATAGATTGGTGGTTGATAAATCAGTTATAGAATGGGACTATAAATCAAACCCAGACTCCCCTCCTGAATTAAGACTACTCTATATGCTATTCTATCAAATGTCTAGAATGTGTAGAGAAAAAGGTGCTGTTAAACATGATGATAGATTAGACTGCCTAGCTCAAGGTGTTAAATACTTTACAGATGCTATGTCTATTAGCGCTCTGGAGGCTATTAAGACACGTAAACGTGATGAATGGAACTCTATGCTAGAAGACTTCTTAGATAACCCTCATAGCTCCGCTAACCACCTAGTCTTTGGTATGAATAAAGACCAAAAAGATAAAGCTAGAAATATTGAAAATAATAGCTCTGTTCCTACTTGGATGTAATCTTAGTTATACCAACCGTTTTGCTTGGTGTTGCACTTATACAGGGAGAGGGAAGGGTGGACCCAACCCCTGTAGGAGGAATCCGTTTATCTTTCGACAAACAATTCCTCCTTACTAATATCCTATGAGTGGATATTCCTCATATATCTCATTAACTAACTAACTAATTAACTTTTCTCTAACTTTGATTAAACCTAATTTAATATATTCTAACTCTATAGGTGCTACAATACACTCTTATTGGCTTACTGGTGGTAAAACTGACTTTCAACGGTATTTAGCTTGCTTCTTAGGGTCTTGTAAGTTCTATAACTCCTTAGATGAAGCTAAAAAATCTATCAATCATAGACTCCCTTAAATTTTAACATAAATTTCTGAAGGCATATATCGTAGTAGCCGGGACTCAATCACCCCCAGTGGGGTAGGAATTACTGAATAATACAGTAATATACTGTATAATACTGTAAACATATAAGAAATAATTATTTATCTAGCTGGTAGGAATAATAATTACCTATAATAGTGCCGCGATCTGTATGCATCACTAATTAGAATTGAATATCAATAGTTATCACTGAATATAACTGAATAAAAGAATAAACAATGGAACTCAGTGGACTCATGTGGGAATGAAGACATGAGGTTGCCTAGGTAGGAACCAGTGGTTATAATAGTGATGTGAAAGACAACCGCTTTATTTATTATGCAACTTCAAAAGTATTTAGATACATCTAATGAGAAGTATTTATTAGATGAAGAAA